CATCAGGCATTTCCATTTCTGGCTCTTCCATTTCTGGCTCTTCCATTTCTGGCTCTTCCATTTCAAGGTCCATTTCTTCTTCGGCTACAACTTCTTCAGATTCTTTAACAGGTTTTTCTTCTTCTTTTTCATGCTTTGCTTCTTCGATATTTTCTTCTTCTACAGATTCAGCAAGAGGGCTATATTTGGTAGAAATAAATGAATCAGAAAGCGAGTCTACGCTTGCAAGCTTCATCATTCTACGAATTGTGTTTTCGTTTAGTAGGTTTTTATTCTTTGACATTGTTTGATATCTCCTTTAGGTCGTGTAAAAAATAATACAAAATAAATAGTGCTCAAACTACTAAAATGACTATTCTAAAATGTTTAAGGAGCTTTTTCCACGTATTTTCATCTTTTTTAACGCAGAATTCTCGATTTGTTTAATTCTGGACGGAGTGAGCTTTAATCTCTTGCCCACTTCCTGCAAAATCATTTTACTATTTTTATGCACAGCAACAGCAGTGCAGTTTAGGTCTTCACCATATTCAATCCAAAGTCTACATTCTTTATTTGGACACTCAACATGGTGCTTTTGACAAAGTTCATAACATTTCATAATTCAGGGTGCTCGCTTTCAAGAATATCAAAAATATTTTCTACTTCATCGTCATCGAGTGCAAAAAGATTTTTAGTTTGCTTGGCTTCTTCAACACCTTTTATAACTTTTTTTCTTTGTTGTTTGTTATGGATGCCTTGGTTTTCTTTAAACGTATTTAAGAAGTTCATCATATCTTCGTTCTTATCAAGATACCCAGCCATAACAGCGCGGAAAAAGTTTGCCTGTGTTAGACCATCATATTGGAGCCTTACCTTAAAATCTTCTTTTTGTCTTTCAGAAACAGTAAAAATAATCTTTTTATTCTTGGTTTCCATTATCTCTCCATAGTTCCTACTCTTGGACCACCAACCCACTTAAACCTTGTTCTGTCAAAAACAACGACAGCAGAAGGAAATGGAGCAGAATTAGGAGAGTTTCCAAACTTTAGTCTACCCTTTAAGAAATAGATGCTGTCTGCCTCTTCCATAATATAGTCGTGCCAATAGCGTGTGTCTGTTCGTGCTGGAATAAGCATAACGACTACTGCACCATTATTAATAGATTCATCGTGCGCTTTCTTAACCCAATCTTTAATTTTTCCATAAGGAGGATTAACAAAGACAGTTTCGTTTTTCCAGCTTTTAGACAAGCCATCATCTTCTAAAGTATAATATTTTTCACACTTTGCAGACTCTGAAGTACTGCAAGGGTCTAATGTAAATTTATATGTTTTATTTAATTTATTAAAAAAGCTCTGCGGTGTTTCCCACTCATCAGACTTTGAACTAAACATTACTTTTTGAGTTTGTGTATCCATCTTTTATCTCATCGATTAAACTTTTTGCTTTGTTCCAACATTCTGGGCAATAAAGTCTAACCTCTTCTTTTTGGCGATTGACTACGACATTCCAAGTCATCACCATTTCTTTATTCTTTTTATCAAATTCTTTATTACAAGTCAAGCACGAATCTGGAATTTTATTAAATAATCCCACTTTTTTACTGAAGTCTTTTTTAGAACCCTTTTGTGCTTCACGTTTTATTTTTCTTTTTAAATTCATATTATTTATTAAACAAAATATGAGTTGCACTTTCTGTAATGCCAGATGAGGTCTGCCTCATAAATTGAGATTTTTCCCATAACTCTTTAATGTTTCTCGCTCCTGTGTATGAAAATCCTGAACGAATGCCGATAGTCAAATCCTCCATAATATCTTCAACGGAGCCTTTGTAGCAGATTGTTGTTGATATACCTTCTCGTGATGAGACTGAACCTTTCCATTTCATTTGTGCTTCAGAAGAAGCCATACCTTGATAGATTTTTACTTTTCCGTTCTCTGAATCATACACCTTTCCTGGTGATTCGTCTGTTCCTGCAAGTAACGAACCAAGCATTACAAAGTCTGCACCAGCCGCCAAAGCTTTAACAATGTCTCCAGATGTTTTAATTCCTCCATCTGCAATCAAAAGTGCTTGACTATTTGTTTTAGCTTTTGAGCAATCTGCAACTGCCTGCAAACCAGGAACACCGTGCCCAGTTTTAATCCTTGTAGAGCAAATGCTTCCACCACCAATTCCAACTTTGATACTATCAGCACCCCAGTTAGACAAGTCACTAAATGCCTCTGCTGTTGCTACATTGCCAACCATAAAGTGAACATTGTCGAAATCCCTCTTTAAAGAAAACAGTGCTTCTTTAGTTAAGATATGGTGAGCGTGAGCAATATCAAGGCAAATGACCTGAACTCCTACTTTTATTAGTTCTTGTGCTCTTTCATAGTAGTCTCCAGTCACGCCAACTGCTGCCCCAACAAATGCACCTTTAGTTGTTCTTTTCTTTCTCAAAAAAGATTTAGTAATCTTTACTTGCTCTGGGATTGTATTGTATCGGTGGATGATGCCCAAGCCACCAGAATCATACATTGTTTGTGCCATCTTGCTTTCCGTGACCGTATCCATTGGAGCAGAAATGATTGGGGTAGAAAAATACTTGCCTCCAAGATTATTTCCAATGTCTACTTCACTGCGAGATCTGATATCGCTGTATTGTGGCTTTAAAAGTGTATCGTTATAAGTTAATCCAAGTCTCATTTACTTTCCTTTTTTGTCTGTTGAGCCTAATGCTCCATCACCTCGATCAGAAATGGTAATAGGATACCAATTGTATAAATTACCACTACCATTTTCTACTGCACGAAAATGAACAACAGGAATCATAATGGCTTGGGCAATCTTCTCACCAGGTTTAATAACTTGGGTTTCTTTTCCAATGTTGTGAAGATTAACAAATACTTCACCATCATATCCAGAATCAACTACGCAAGCTCCCACAACAAGCGATCTCTTGTAAGCAACACTTGAGCGGTTTTTAATCTCCAGCATATAACCATGAGGGACACCGAAACGATAACCCGTTGAAAACAGTTTGCTTTCTCCTGGTTCTAATGAAACTGAATCTCTTGCCTCATCAACAAAAGGAAGTGTGCCTTTTGGTTCAGGATTAAAAAATAAATCTAATCCAGCATCTGATGGGTTTGCTCTTTGTGGAGGAACTGCACTTCCTCTTACTCTAAAGTATTCTATAATCATTATTTAACCTTCTTTTGTTTCGTTGTGTCTTGCACAAATTGTGCATCTTGCATACAAAGCCAGCTTCTCAACAATCTTCCTGTTGCTGGACCGTCTTCGTGTCGTTCATACCATCGGACCTTCCATCCAGCTTTTTCATAAGATCTTATAATAGAACCATCTTCCAACAGTAAATCATACCATTCAGGTTCAACCTCAATCTCTATACCCTTTAGTGTTCTTGCCAGCTTCATATCTCTTTTGATGATGGCGTTTATTTCTGTGGTTATTTTTCTTCTTAATTCTTTACTCATCGAAAATCTCTCTCGCAATAATAAACAAATAAGTGATCACCTGACATAGAATCAATCATATAAGCACTATCTTTTATTTTTAAATTTCTTCTTCCTAATTTATTGGCATATTCGCTTGCTCGTTGTATGAGATATTCAGTTATTGTATTTTTTGCTTCATACTCAACTTCATCATCTGCAATTATTAAACGAAATACCTCTAATGTTTCTTCATCGTTATTCATAATATTATCCTATCATCTTGAAGTTAAAAACTCCCCGACAAGAGAATCCCCACGTCTCATCATAGTCCAGTTTTGCAACATATGGTCTATTAAGAAAGATTTCATCTCCTTGTCTTACTCCCCAACATTTAATCTTGGTGGATTGCGAAGAATCATCAATGACATCAACAATCCAATAATCTTTTCCCCCTCTGGTTTTTTTAGGTATGATCACACGAGGAATAAACCAAGCCAGCTTTAGTGCTGGATCGTATTTACTAATCTGATTTACCTGATGAAAGTTTAACCTTTCTTTCACCTTATTGTCAAGAACTAAATCAAATGGGAAAAGTCCTGTCAATTCTATAATATTTTTTACTTTCTCTTCATGTGAAAAGTCTGCTTCGCTGCCGTATTCTTTAATGTTTTCTTCAAGCTTTTTAGCTGTTTTTGGTCTATTGTTTGCGACTGACAACCAAAGGTGTCGGCAATGCCTGAACCTGTCATCGACAATAGAATCACAAGCACCAGAACGAACAAGAACATCCAACGCTTTTTTATTAAGCTTTGCATAAGCAATGTTTTCGTTAAACAATAACTCTTCAAAAGATTTAAACGGACGATGCTCAATGATTTGCTCCATTGCCTTTTCACCCAATCCTTTGATTGACGTTAGAGGCTGTAAAAGTTTACCAGTTTTTGATATTTCCCAAGACTTACCAGACTTATTGATGTCTACTTCCTCAATATCGTAACCCATATTTTTTACGATATTTAAGGCTTTTTCTTTGCGAACATCTGGCTCTTTGTTTAAGAAAGAAGCCAACCATTCAGAAGGGTAATAGTTCAGCAACCAGGCGCACTGAAAAGACAGCATACTATATCCAACAGCGTGTGATTTGTTAAAGCCATATCCTGAAAAGTATTCAAAAGTCTGCCATAGTTTTTCTGCATCATTCTTTGATATTCCTTTTTCTCTGCATCCAACGATAAACTTGTCGTGAATTTTAATCTTTGCTTCGTTACCTTTGCCTGTTCCTTTTTTAGTTAAGAGTTTACGAAGAAGATTACCTTCATCAAGTGAAACATCTTTACCAAGTCGATGAGCAAGAATTGCAATCTGCTCTTGGAAGATAAGAAAGCCATAAGTTTCTTGTGTAACCTGCTCAACGATTGGATGTAAATACTTAATGTATTGTGGGTTCTCTTTTGCCTCCACATAATCTTTATCTACGCCAGCAGACAATGGTCCTGGTCGAAAGATAGATGTGATCGCAGCAATATCAATCAGGCTTGTTGGTTTTGCTTTTTGGCAGAACTTTTGCGCTCCAACTTCTGTAAACTGGAAGACACCTGCCCAGCGACCGTCATGGAATATGTTTTTAAAAACGTCGCTATCCCTTACATCCAAAACGTTTGGGTGTAGCTTTTCATCGTAGAACTTTTTAACATCCGAGAACTCTGGATTTTCTACTCCATAATGCCTCTTGAGGATAAGCGCAACAGCGTCCTCAATCATACGAAGAGTTCCAAGACCCAAGATATCAAACTTAATAAAACCCATTGGCTCAAGGTGTCTTACGTTTTGACCTTCAGTCCAAGGAGTTTGCCTAACACCTCCAGAATAAATCAGAGGCATATACTTATCAAGGTTCTCGCCAATAACAACACCACCTGCGTGACGTGAACAAGAACGAATTTGACCCTTAAGGTTTGTAACGTGAGTTTTGAGATGCGGATACCTATCCAAAAACTCTTGCAAAGATGTGCTATACCTCATCAGCTCATCAAAGGTCGGATCATAAACGCCTGCCTTGATACCGTGTTCTTTTTTGGCTAATGGAATAGTTTCTGAATACATCTTCTTTGTGACGGTGTTTACTTCAGTAAACGGAACGTCATAAAATTTTGCAATATCTTTAATCAAAGAACGCATCTGAAGGGTGTTCCAGTTAGAAATAGGAACTACGCAATCATCGCCCCACTCTTTGATAAGTTCTGCCTTAAGGGACATTGGATCAGAAACATCATAATCAATATCTGGATAGTCTGTTGCATCTGCACGAAGGAAACGAGAGAACAGAAGATCGTATTCGATAGGATCAACTTGAGTGATTCCCAAAACATACGCAACGAGACTACCACCCGCAGAGCCGCGAGCAGGACCACTCAACTGGGACATTCGTGCTTTATCAGAAACAGCCTTCATCGTAAGAAAATATTTACTAAACCCACGATCTTTAATAACTTTTAGTTCCCTCTCTAATCGCTCTGTATACTCTTTTTGATTTGGAGTTTTAATAACAGACGCAAGAGCAGACCAAGCAGTTTGTGATAATGCTTCGTCTTCAGTCATCCCTTCTTGAACAACAAATGATGGAAGGCGAACTGTATTATCTGGATAAAATCTTTCTATGCGTTTATGTGCAATATCATATGTTCTTGCGATAGAGTCTTTGATTAATTTATCATCGTAGGAAACATTCGCTTTTTCAGAATACTTCTTGTAGCTCTCCCACATCTGATCTCCGTTCTTGGGATAGAGTTCGTATCCAACCTCTTCAACGGAATTGGGTAAGTCTCCTGCCATAGCAGCAAAGCCAGGACGCAAACGCTTGTAAAGTGAACGATCTTTCCAGACATCGGGGCTGTAGTAATGCGAATCGCTTGTGGATATAAGTTCAACGTTATACTCATTGCAAACTTGGATTATGTATTTATTTAGTTCATGCTGATCTTGATGGTCAATCCATTGTAGTTCACCATACCATCTGTCACCAAAAATTGACATCATGTTTTCAGTAGTTTCACGCATAGCATTAAGAACCGCTTCTTTGCCCGCATCCTTGTTTGCCCAATAGTTACCAGCATACACGCCACCTAAACAAGCAGAGGACGCAATAATGCCTTCGTTGTTCTCTCTCAATAAGTCATAATCAATTCTTGGAAACCTATAGAAGTTTCCTGGTTTAAAAGATTGAGATACAAGCTTAAAGATGTTGTTAAGACCTGTTTGGTTTTGAGCGAGAAGAATCAAATGTGATCTTTTATTGATCTTGTCTTTGTTTGTTTTTGTTTCCGATTCATCTTCAACAGAGAAGCCAGAACCAGCGTCATCTTTCTTTCGCTTTTTAGAAGCCTTGAATTCTTCATAAGCAATAGACCATTCTGTAAGAGATGGGATAAAATACGCCTCGACACCATAAATGGGCTTAAAGTCTTTTCCTTCTTTTTCCATTGATTTAGCGTGAAGAACCTGATAAGCTAAACCATTACAGTTGCCGTGATCAGTTAGTGCGAGGGCGTCAGAGCCGTTTTGATAGGCAAAATCCATATGTTGCTGGGGAAACCCTATAGCATCAAATGGAGAACCTGCTGTGGAATGTGCGTGAAGACCTACAAATGGAATAGAAGATTTGACCATGTGCAGTATGATATATGATCAGCCTGATTAAGTCAAGGGCTTTTTCATCGTTTCTTTATTTAATAAGTAAATCTCTCTTACTTCTTTTGCTAATTCGTCGTTCTTTTCTTCAAAATGTTTTAGCATTCTGTCTTGGAGAAAACCATTATACGCCTCATAAACTTTTGCGCTGCCATCAATGAAGCCTTTTTTATATGCTTCGGTCATTATTTCTTTTTCTCTTTCTTCTTGAGAAGGTTGTTCGGGTTCTTTTTTAGTTCGTGGCATTTCTTGTCTCCTTTTATATAAATACCTTTAGTATTTAAAAACTATTTAAAGTATTATGGGATTTGGTTCTGGATTTAGTGGCTCAAAGACTGGCGGCTTGAGGGTTGTTAGTGGTTCTGATGGGCAAGTATTGAGATTTCACGGTGGCGGAAAAGCTGTAATCGGCACAAGTGATTTAACTTACAGTGATACAGATGGATTTAATGTAAGTGGAAATATCCAGCATTCTGGAAATATTGAACCAGCAAACGATGGAGTTCACACACTTGGCTCAAATAATAAAACATATTCTGTGTTAAGCATACAAGACTTACACGCATCCAACGTTTATTCGGGCGATATTCATATGAAAAATGAAAGAGGTGACTGGACGATCTTTGAAGAAAAAACCTCTCTGATCGTCCAGAACAACCTCACGGGTCAGCGTTTTAAGCTGGTCATGGAAGAAATTGAAGATTAACTACTTGATGTTAATGCTGTCAATGCATTAGCTCCATTTCCACTGTTATAAAGCGCATTAACTTGTCCTGTTGATAGGGCAGTACTCCAAATTGATACTTCATCTAACGCATATGGACCGCCACCTGTTCTTTTACCAATGTATGTCTCGCGGGAAGGATTCCAAGAGTGTTGAAAATAAACACCAGAATGACCTGTTTGATCATCCAAATATCCATAATCGACATTATTGACATACGCCCTTATTCTTCTATTATTTGAGCTATCAGAATTATCTCCATCAACAATAAACACAACATGGTTCCATCCTTGATAATTAAGATTATTTGTTTCATCTACCCAACCTTTAAATTGTTGACTCGTTCCATCATCGCCCACATCAGAACCATATGATAAAACAGCCAATGGTCCAAAGCCAGTTCCACTACGATCAAGTGTAAAATCAAATCCTCCATTCGATGAACCTCTATCAAGACCCCATAATGAAGTAGTAGCGTATCGATACGTTTCATTTCTTTCCAAATAAACCCAACCTGACCAAGAAAAAGAACCAGAAAAAAGAGTGTTCCAGTTATCTCTTTCATTTGGAGTCCCAACATCAATTGTATAATCCGATGTAGACATCGGGAATCTAACTGCATAACTTCCTGAATGGATGTATGTGTCATCAAACCCAAAATGAGTACTATAAGATTGACCACCCGTTGATTTGTTGAAAGAACCCGTATAATTGTTTGCTCCTAATACATTGGTCACATATTGTGAACCAGATGTCTCAAAATCATAATAAGCGAAAGGTGTGATATATGAACCACCTCCGCCGCCGCCGCTATTTGCGGCTATTCTAAAAACTAAAGCCATTTTATTTATCTCCTTTTTTAACTTCCTGGTGTATCTTCAACCTTGTTGTCTGATGTGGTGTTTTTTGGTGTTAGGTGATTTGAGCCTTTTGCATCTGTAATTTGACCTGTGTCGGCAGTTAAATCATCAGAAGCGTGATCACCCATTCTATACCAACTTGTAAGATCATCATATGCGCTATGATCTGCAAGATTATCAGGTGTGCCAGAATTGTAAATTTCTGTAACCTCCGAAGAGCTTAATGCCTTGCCCCAATAAGAAAACTCATCAACGCGACCATCTATTTCTGTTTGACTACCTCCAAGCACATTTGATGCATAACCACCAATACGAAAAGCAGTTGAGTTTGAGGTAGATGTTGATGTAGTAAAAGATGCGTGTTTATAAAGACTCGTTGTTGTATCATTTCCATTAAGATAGATTTTAATACCACTTGTATTTGCACTACCATCGTAAGTACCAACTATATGATTCCACTCACCTGATGTTAAATTTGTGTTTGAGCGACATTGAATGTTTACACCCGCTCTATTACCAAAAATAAAATCAATAATGCCAGAATACAAGGTTGTAAATTGAGCACCATTAGTGCCTTTTGAAAAGATTGCAGATACTCTGTGGGTCTCTGGTTTAAACCATACCGATACTGAAAAAGCATCTGATCCATCTGTTGTATCTAACGCCGATGTCGAGTTTGCCTCCAAATAAATTGAATCAGACTGATCGAAATCGATACTATAACTATTACTGTAAGAAGCTCCTCCGCTTCCATTTACTCTAAAAACTAAAGCCATTTTTTTATTTCTCCTTTAAATCACTATTTTGCGCCCTATACCCAGTTTAGACGCAATATACGCAAAGTTAAGTAGTAACAAAAAAAACAAAAAGAAAGTTAAAAAATAGTATCTCAATGAATACGATAGGTTGCAAATGAAACGTGATTTTTATCACAAAACCGTTAAAGAATATCAAAAATGAGACACTACTTACTCGTACTGGGCGCAATGATATTTTAAATTTTTTAATATACTCGGGAACGCTCATTGGGAAATGTGTGAGTATTAAGCTCATGCATAATTTTAGGAGAAATATAATATGACTGATACATATAGACCCGGTATTCTGGGTACGACTGGTTCGTTTGGATCGATTCAATTCACTGACGGTAACGACGGTGGTTCACAAATTGAAATCATGGATTCAAGCCAAAACCTTAAAAACATTCAAGATGTTCAAGTTAGCGGTGCAGTTGATTTTGACAGCACACTTAATGTTGATGGTGCTGCTACACTTGGAAGCACTCTTGGTGTAACTGGTGAAGCAACTCTCGCTTCTGCGACAGTTTCTGATCTTACATCCGGACGCATTGTTCTTGCTGGTACAGCTGGTGCGCTGGAAGACAACGGAAACCTTGCATTTGATGGTTCAACACTAACTGTAACTGGTGACATTTCCGCTGAAAGTGGTTCATTTTCTGGTGATATGACCATCACTGGTGATTTGACAGTTAATGGTACAACCACAACTGTTAATTCAACTGCTGTTTCACTTGGAGATCGTATTATCGAACTTAACAGCGCACAAGCAACTGGCGATTCTGGTTTGAAAGTATTTGATGCTGACTCTCCAGAGACAACTGGTTCATTTCTTTATGATTCAACAGCACATCGTTGGAAAGGTGGAGAAGAAGGTTCTGAATCTATCCTTGTTGATAGAGGTTCTAACGAATCAATCACTGGTACAAAAACATTTACTGCTTTAACAGCTTCTTCAGCTGATATCAACGGTGGTACTGTTGATGGTGCTGACGTAACTGTTGGCGATGGTAAAACTCTTGATGTTTCTGCTGGTACTTTGACTCTTGCTGATAATCAAATCAGTGGTGACAAAGTTGAAGGTGGTACAATTGCGAGCATTACTATTTCACAACTTGGTGGCGCGATGGACGCAAACAGCCAAGCAATGACCAATGTCAATATTGACTCTGGTAACATTGATGGTGCAACTATTGCAACTTCTGATATCACTGTTGGAGCAAGCAAAACTCTTGATGTTTCTGCTGGTACTCTAACTCTTGCTAATGATCAAATCAGTGGTGATAAAGTTGAAGGTGGTACAATTAATGCTACAACTATTAACACATTGACATCAACAACTGTTAATGCTACAAATGTTTCTGCATCTGGGTATGTAAGTGCTTCTTCTTTTGAAGTTGACGGGCAAGCTTCTATCAGCTACGACTCAAGCGCACTTGACTTCTCAACTGGTGGTGCTGGTGCTGCATTATCTGCAAACCACTTTTCAGCTTCTGTAGAGCTTCAAGGTGCAAGCCTTGCTGTTTCTGGTGCTTCTGATCTTGGTGCAGTAACAATGGCTGGCGCTCTTGATGCTAATAGCTCTGCTGATTTCCAAGGCGCTGTTAATCTACAAGCTGGATTGACTGTTGCTGGTGCTGCTACCTTTAATGGTGCTGGTGACTTTAACAGTGGATTGACCGCTTCTTCAATGCAAGTTGATGATCTAACAAGCGGACGTGTCACTTATGCTGGTGCTTCTGGTGAACTACAAGACAGTGCAAACTTGGCATTTGATGGAACTGACCTTACAGTTGGTGGCGACATCAGACTCAATGGCAACCAAGTTAAAAACAGCGATGGAACTGCAATGATCGACTTTGGCGACTCTGAAGGTCTTGCGATTGGTGATGGAAGCATTGAAGTTGTAATCAAAGGTGGCGTAATCAAAGACGCTGGTGGATATGATGCTTTCCGTCTTGACGACAATGGCAACACCGAAGCTGCTTACAACTTCCAAGTTGGTTCAGATTTGACAGTTAACGGTAGAGACATTATTCTAATGGGTGCTGAAGATGGTGAAGCTAACATTAAATCTAACACATCTGATGTCTTTATGACTTTGAGTGGTACTGCTAGCAGCAACAACAGAAGAGTTGAAGTTGCTGGTGACATGTCAGGTTCTGGTGATGCATACTTTGCAAGCCTTGACCTTAATGGAACAACTCAAATTTCGTCTATCCTTGACGAAGATGGATTGACTTCTGATTCTGCGACTGCTCTTGCAACGCAACAATCAATCAAAGCTTATGTTGATGCTCAACTTGGTTCTCAAGATGTAGATTTTGCTGGTGATTCTGGTACAGGTGCTGTAGACCTCGATACTCAATCTTTGACTATCGCTGGTACTAATAACGAAATCGAAACAAGTGCTTCTGGTCAAACTTTGACCATTGGTCTTCCAGATGATGTGACAATCGGTCAAGACTTGACTGTTACTCGTAACCTTGCTGTTGACGGTAACGTTGATTTGGGTAGTGATTCAAGTGACTTAATCACTGCTAATGGTCTGTTTGATTCTCACCTTCTTCCAGATGGTGCTACACGCAACATTGGTGGTTCTGGTGCAAATCAACGTTGGGGCGATGTTTACGCAACTAACGTATACACAGGCGATTTCCACATGAAGAATGAGCGCGGTGATTGGACACTATTCGAGGAATCTGACCATATTCGTATTAGAAATAATGCGACTGGTCAAGAGTTTAAACTCGATATGACACCAGTTGCAGAATAATTTCGATTATTCTACGACTAGGGCGTAGTTCGGGGGTGGTGTCCGGTTTTCAATCGGGCATCACCCTTTTTTTATCATGGGTATTTTTTGGTTTTTATCATAACAACACTTGTGAAATATTTTTCACCTTGTTTATCAATAAATTCTTTTGGACCAGCGTGTAGAAATGGTTTCCACTCCAAAACGTGGTATTCAGATCTGTTGCTGTCTATTATAAAAACAACTTCTTCGTCAGGATTTTCTCTTTGTAATTTTTCTATCAAATATTTAACTTTCATAAGAAATATCCTAACGTAAATGATAATGCAACAAGCGTGACAACGTTTGTCCACAATAAATATTTAAGAAGGACATTTCTGCTTCTCATCATTGTAATAAACTCTTCTATTGTTTCGTCTTGTTTCAAAATTAAACCTTCTTCTATCTTGGATATCTTTCTTTCAAAATAAGGATTAAGTTTTTCTATGACTTCATCGCCGATTAAGTCTCTTTCTTTTCTTCTTAATTCTTGTTCTGCTCTATGTCTTAAATTTGTTGCTGTTTGAAAATCTCTGCTAAATCCGCCTTGTGGCATTATCCTACTCCCTCGGAACCAGTCCAGTTGTGTTTTAATTCTACAGAATCAATTGCAGTCATTCCACCAATAATAGATGCTGTTGCGTTAAAAGTCCCAACGGTGTCTACTTTCAAGAAAACCGAAGTTACTCTCCAATCAGCAGAATAAGATTCTTGATTGTTGACTGTTAAATAATTCCCATTATTGATGCCGTTTTGTGAAAACCCAACTCTCATGTTAATATCAGCCGAACCATCATCAGGTCCGGTATTTTTAATAGTAACAAATCTTGTTACATTTGGAAAGTCAATTCTTACAACGTCGCCACTTGAGGAAACATTTATGGAAGAAGAAAGGAATGGTTTTGCAGAAGCTTGGTATGAACCAACATTACCAAGACCTGCTCTATAATCAAAATATTTTGTAGTCATTAATACTCCACTATAAATAGTCTATTTTTCTTGTGCTATTCCTTTCCAGTCACCAGAATTTAATAACTTCATTTTGGGATACTTTAAAATCTCTGATTCTTTTGAGGACAAAAATGCTTTCCAGTTTTCCCAAGTGTCGATTTGATAAAACCATGGCATCTCAACTTTATTATATGCTTCTTGTTCTAATATTTTAAATACATAATCAAAAGTAAAAAATCTACCAGAATATCTTTTTTCTAATGGAAGAACCTTTGTTACATATTTACCATCTTTTCTTTCTTCAATTGGTTGAGAAGTATCAAACTTCCCTGTTGCGTTTCTCCAAAAATGCAAGATTAGATCGCCCAAGTGTTTTTTATCAAACGCAAAGCCAACTTTTTTTCCATCAAGAACGCTTTCTCCTGTGTCAGTTAAAACAAAAAAGCTTCCTTCTTCTGTTAAAAGGTCTCTATATCTTCTTAAGTGCTGCGATGGATAAACGCTCATTGGGAAACAAACATAATATTTGTCTGGCTCAATCCAAAAGCTTAATGAACTTGCAACTCTTTTTGCTGTTCGTGCTCCATATAAAGCACCCCACACTTGAGAATCTCTAATTCCCTCATCCTTTGGACTACACTCAACATAATATATTGGTATCTGTTTTCTACTTTGACTTGGGAAAGCATCGAACTTTCTGCTAATCCAGACTGGATCCTGAACTGTTTCTCCTAATCTTTTCTTTAAGAGTGGTTGTGTCTTTGGATAGCAAACAACCCAGATTGTTTCACACCCAACTGTCGCACACTCCAATATTGCTCTTTCGATTGCTAAAAAGTTTTCAGATATGGGCATTAAACAATCGTGCCAAGGCAGATTAAATTCGTTTTCTGACCCTAACAGAGATATTACACCAGCCAAATGGTAAGCATCTCTCTTATTTATATTTACTGAAGACTCTTCTTGCATATGAGTTTTCGCTCTCGTCACCTATTATATCATCAACTGATTCATATTTAAAAACTAATCTATCTGTTGATTTATAATTTTTTAGTTTATAAACAATTTCTCTTTCTCTGTTTTCTAATCTTATCGCATAATACTTGTAAAGAGATTTATTTTTTGTGTCTCTGCCGTTTCTTGTTCCTTTGATGCCCGCTTGCTTCATCACGTGCTTTGTTTTAAATCGAGCATTGATGTCGGAATATTCAAAATCATCAAGCTGTTCTTTTGTGAGATAAGATATTGCAACTGCGTCTTTTAAATCGTGATTACCGTCAATCCTATCTGATTGATGAAAAATAATCTTATTTACAAATTCAGAATCGGTTGTTAGCAGATTGTGCTCGTGTTTCATTCCGCTTTTAACATCAAACCAATCCCTTATTTCTAATATCGAATCTTCTTTTAGTGAAAGATTATCTGGTATTCCATAGAGATTTAGATCATCAAACACATAAACCTTATCATACTCTATAATATATTTTCTTGCTCTTTTTGTGAAAACACTTAATGTTTCCTCTTCTAACCTTATGTTGTCTATCTTATCAGAGAATAAGATATTTCCCGACAAAGAGAGGATGTAATATAATCTTTTCCACAAGTCGTGGGGCGTATATTCATCACCTTCAAAAAAAATATTTTTTTCTATTTTTGATGGAAGAGCATTTCTCGTGTAGAGAAGATTAAGATTATTTTTATAAGCAAAAAGGAGGGAGGGGAGCGAGCAACCTATAACGACATTTATTTTTTTATTATTACTGTTTCGCAAAATACAATGAACAAAAATATGGATATTAGAACCCTATATTTGAGTTCTAATTCCATGCCAAAGGTGCTAACTTCTTTCTTATTTGTGCTGATATTGATCTATTAAGTTTCGTGATTTCTTTTAATTCAGATAAAATAAACTCTCTGTTCTCTTCATACGAAGTATCTACCAATGTGCGTAAAGCCTCTGAACGAGCACATGTCTCAAGGAACTCTTTTGTAATGCCCTTTATCATATCTTGTTTGATGGGATCGCCTTCAGTCAGTTCTGCGGCATCCCTAATATCTTTCGATGATTCAAGAAACTCTGCGACAAGCTCTACAAATTCTGCATCAATCTCTTCCATAATCGTCCTCATATCTAACTATGTCGTCTTCACCAAAATATTCACCAACTTGCACTTCGACAAAAACTAACGGTTTATCGCTATTACATTCAACTCTATGTTTAGATTCACGAGGAATAAAAAAGCATCGTCCTGCATAAGCATCTAAATCTTGCCCTTCCAATGTAACAATACCGTTACCTGAAACAACTGTCCAAACTTCAGTTCTCTTGTAATGTGACTGGTAACTTAATCTTTGACCTGGGTTTACTACGATTTCTTTTAATTTATAAAGTTTTCTGTCTTCCAGAATCTCATAAGTTCCCCATGGTCTTTCTTCAACTGCTTTTCGCTTTCTCATATGCACCTACTGTTATTGGGTATAACTCCCTTGTTATTTGCAAAATTGCTTTTGCTACTTTTTGTATTTCCACTTGTGCGCCATCATGAATACGAAGATCAACAAACTTTAAAATATTATTAAGATTTGCTGTTCCATAATATTCTGTATACATGTTCTGGGGCAGTAATCCTCTTGCTTGCTCACGGCACACACCAGCTTTTAATAACTGTTCATAATAATTCGTTACCAAGTTTATATGACGCCGAACTGACTCATGAACCTGACAACCCAATATTGGTCCTGCCATTGGACCAGTAACAAACTCGCTTTCGTTGCTTGCTTGCCTATTTGATTTATGTTGTGTTCTATAATCAAATGGATTATAAAATTCTATGTTATATTCTGTATATCTTCTGGAGATCTCATTATAACTCCAAGTTCGATGCCGGTGATGTTGTGAGCGAACATACAAAGGCACTTTAAATCTAAAAGTTACAACACAATGTTCCAAAGTAGATGTGTGACGATGCTTAATCAAATAATTAATAAGCTTCTCGTCTTTCTCGTCTAATAATTGTTTATGCTTCCCAAAAGATACACGAGCAGAATTAACGACAGATAAATCGCTACCCATGTGCTCGACATATTCTACTTTTCCAATATCATCATCGTAAAGATAAACTGGTTCAATCATTCAAACCTCTTGAGAGCTGACTTTACAGAGTCAAGGGCATGTTGTTTTTTCATTGCGTCTTCACGAGTCTTCACCTTAATCGCATTTGCAAGCTCTAACATTTCAGTTAGTTTTGCTTTTTTGCTGCCCAAGGTACTCCAGTAAACATCGTCAGAGTCAATCACAGAAATGTTTTGCCATGGACCAGCCCAAGGTTCTCTAATAGCTTTTCCACTCTTATCATAAGCCTTGATAAACATTTCTTTTTCTTCTCCGTCAGCTAAAACCTTGCCATGAATAAAGGAATCCTGATCGTAATCTTTTGCCAAACCAACGGCAAGATTAAAAAGATCTTGATTGCTTTCTTTTACATCTGTACGTGGAGCGTCCCAAATAAGAATAGAATTCTCTTTCACATTAACGGGTTCGCCACCTTCTTCTTCAGGATCTTCAACATATCCCGAACCAGGCATTTTTGTCCAAGAAAATCCGGCGGCTCTAACTCTGCTTTCCAATTCTTTTTGACGCTTAAGGTTTTCACCTATGCCCAGTGTACCACGAAAAGCGGTAATCATAACAAAGGGAACTTTTTCATCCTCAATCCTTCTTTTGATTCTTCCAAAGTTTGCTTCTGTAAGAATGTCTGGTGTTGCAAGAAGAACTGACTTTTTTTTATTTTCAATCTCTTCTTTAATTAATTTTTTTATATCTGCAAGTTTCATTAAACTTCCTCCATGACTCCAACCACATAATTTTGATGAATTATGGAGTATTTATTGTCTTTTATAAATACTTCCTCAATCATGGATTTTTCAACAACAAGAATAACATCTCCATTAGAATCAAACAAATCATCATATATGCTTATACAATCTTCTGCATTACATATAAATCTGACTGTGCAATATCTATCTCCAGATTTTTTAACGTAGTCTTCTGGAAGGGCGATGAGCGATTCTTCTTTTTCTGAAAGATCTATTTCTTCTACAAGCAAATGTTTATTCAGTGGTACAAAAACCATTTAAATTTCCTCTTTGGCAATCTCCATCATTGAAGATAGATCATCCAAATCTAATTGATTTTTAACTGCATTATATGCTTTTTTAACCATTGAGATCTCATCATTGGTTAGCCAATCGTTTTCAATATACTCTTTGCGAAGTTCTTTTCGCTGCTCTTGATAAGGCAAGATTGCCGAATCAATTGCTTTAAAAGATTTAATTAATCTTACAACGTGTTTCTTTTTTTCTTCTGTTATTGATATGGTCGCCATAGACCCTCCTATTAAACGTATTTTACCTCACATGCGCCACCAGCGCAAGCAATTTCTCCACTTAAATTAGTGTTGTCATCAACCTCAACAATCTTTGTAAGGTCAACATCCTTCAAGCTTTCCATCATTCGATTATACTCTACTTCTGTACAATCTTCAAATGGTGCTTGTTTATATGTTCCACCATCATACGGCAGAACTGAAAGACCATTGTAGTGTTCTCTGTTGTTCCACATCCATTCACCAGCGTTGTCCCACTCAAATTCTTTAAGTGAAACTGTAGCAGAGATATTATGTGTATTGTTCCCTTTTAGGTGACCTTTCTTGACCCAATTTTGAGAAAACCATTTAACTCTCTCTAATAGGGAAATGGATGTTTCTGTTCTCAAGATTGCATTTTCTGGTGCTTTTTGCGGAACAGAAATAACAGCCGTATCGTGTGGTCTGAAATATTCATCTTCAACCAACTCTGGATGGTTTATCGCCAAGTAATGATAGATGTCTTCATTTTTTCCAACACGAATTCTGCGGACATAATATTCAGAATGCCAAGCATGAATACCACTTGAGCAACCCAAAACAAGTGATGAAGTTCCACTTGGTTTAATTGTTGTGACGCGAGAAGCTTTTTTAATTCCTAAAAGTTTTGCAACTCTTTTGTTTTCTTCTTTAGCGAAACCTGCTGCTTCTTCCATATCCATTTGTTGAGCGAGACCACTTCCAATACCTGTTAATCCAACTCCAAGAAGAGCTTCTTTTTCAGTTGTTCTTCTCCAGATTGGACGCAAGTAATGGAAATCAGTATAAGAAGCCTGTAAGGTTCCAATGAATGCTGCTGCTTTTACTCTCTGATTTAAGTCCTCTTGTGATTCGATATTGCTAACATTAACTTCGCAAAGGTTACAAAACTGAAAAGGTTTAAGACCAATCTCGCAACAAGGATTTGTTCCCCAGTCTTTATCATTAGTAAAATAAATTCCTGGCTCTCCAGAGTTTGAGTTTTGAATTCTGTCCCACAGTTTCATAAAGAATGATTTATCAACTCTATGTCTTACCAAAACTGCTGAATTGTTTGCTCGTGCTCGGTGAGGGTTCTTTTCCCACCAGTTTCCTGCCTTACAAGAAATCATTTCTTCATCATCTGCGGAGAAGAGAGAAATAAGAGCAGCTCTTCTAATGCCACCGGCAAGAACGGCATCAGCAATGTGGCAAACAATGTCGTGTACTTCGATAGGCTCAAGTTGATCGCCGTTTTCTTTTTCATTTAGAATAGACTTAATTTGACTAACGCAAAGACGAAGTGGTTCTGGACCTGGAGCTTTACCACCTGAAGTGACAAGTTTTGCTCCTTTTGGGCGAATATCAGAAAAATCAAACTCGATAGTAGAAGTTCCCTCAAAGTAAGAGCGCATCAAAACTTTAACAGCATCTGCCCATCCTTCAATAGAATCGCCAACAAGAAAGCGACGTTTGCGATCTTGACGAGGCTTACGGATTTCTGGCAGTTTTTCTACGTGATGTTTTTGAACTGAAAATCCAATACCTGTTCCACCAAGCAACAAGAAAAGAATTTCACCAAACGCTCGCCAGTCATCTACCGGCAAATAACCACAGTTATAAATACGGTTCGGGCTAATCTCAATTGGTTTTCCACCAAACTGAAGTGATCTCATTGAAGGTAAAACTTTTTTGTCATAAACAAATTTATATGCTGCTTCAATCTCTTCCTCTAGGTTGGGATATTTGTCAATGTGCATATTTTTGTTACGAGTAACGAGTTCTTCCCAGGTCTCTCTCCTTCCCAAATCCTTATTATATTTGGCGTATTTCATAAAAACTGTGATGTCTGATAATATTTTTTGCGATAGATCCATTATGGTGTCGCTCCTTTTCCTAAAAACTTTTTGTATTTGTTAAACATAAGATTTTGTCTTTCCTCGTGAGATAGCGATGGCGTCATGTTCTCGCCCCTACTATATTGATCTATAACTTTGATATCCACATTTGATGTGTCCATAAATATTGAGTAGACCAGACCATCAGGTCCGTTTCTATTTTTAGCGATATAAATTCTACCGCCATTTGTTTGTTTATCCTCGGTAGTTCGTGAAACCGAGAAAATAAAATCTGCCACAAAGCATTTATTAAATGCTTCTGAAATAGATTGCATTGTAATGATCTCTGACTCCAAACCAGTTCTGTTGGTTTGTGATGCTGTCCACCCAACTACATTGTGCTCTTGCATTATCGCTCGTAACTCTTCATAGATTGATTCTAACTCTTCTCTCTTTTCTTTTCTTTGAGAGGTTGTCCGCATAAGATCGGCATAATCAACAATGATCATATCAGGTTTAGTGCCAGACTGAATTAATTTAGTTAAGTGTGCTCGGAGCGTATTTGTAGAAGCAGTCTTTGTTGGATACTCTTTTACAATGAGCTTTCCTTCAACATCTTTAATTTGCTTCCAAATCGCATCTTTGTGATCAGCCAATGTGTTGAGAGGAAATCCAGTTAAGCAAGAGTCATATCGCTTTGCAATAACTGTTTCTGCCAACTCAAAAGTATAATGAACAACGTTCATTCCTGCTTTTAATGCTTGTGCTCCAAGATGAACAAGAACCATGGATTTACCACATCCAGTTGGCGCAATCACAACACCGAGTTCTTTTCTTCCTGCTCCTCCATTAATGATATCATCAATCTTATCCCAACCAGTTGTGATTGTATCGCGATTGATAACCTCGTATCTTTTCTCAAAATCAGCCAAGAAATCATAGCCTTGATTTGATTCAGCACCTGCCTTAAGAGCATCATTAATGACTTGAGAAATCTCATCAAATGAGGAGTTTTTGAGTAGCGAAGTTGATTTAATCATCGCTTCTCGTAATTTTTGCTTACGACAAAAATCAAGTGCTTTGTCTTTTACATATTCCGCGTTTGCGAGGATGTCCATGTTCGATAATGATCGAGCATAATAGTCTCTTATCTGCTTTTGTAACACATCATTGTGATCAGAAATATCTGATTTTAATATGATTTTTAATGTTTCATATGATGGGTGAGCTGTGTATTTTTTCTTATATGAGAAAATCTTCTCAATAAAAACCTGAAGGTATTTAAACTCTAAATACTCTACATTTAAGACCTCTAACATCCTGTCAGAGAACTCTCGGTCGTCTAAAATAAGAAAAGCAAGCTCTTCTTGGAAGGACTTTCCAAATTGAGAAAAAGAAACTTTTTTGTTGGACATTGTTACCTCGTGGTTAGGAGTAAATATAACCTATAAAATTATAAAGGTCAATCATTTTTTTTAGTGCTTGATATTATTGATCTAAATTTTTGAAACATTGTTTCCCAGTCAAAATTGGTCAATCCATCTTTGGTGAGCATTGCCATGAATTCAGTATGATTAAACGCTGGGGAATAATTTTCAAACGATTCTCTGATATCTTTTGTGCTGCCATAAGAAATATTAGGTGAATACAGTTGCATAAGACCGTAATTTAACTCTACTTTTTTCTTATCCATTAAAATTGACTGATAGACCTTTGAGTTGCCAAAGTTTTCTTTACATTTATCAAAAATATAATCTAATGTCAATGACTCACTTTCAGAAAGCTCTGGGAAGGATTTAACTAAAGTTTTTAGTCCAACTCCTTTTACGCCCTCAATATTGTCAGATTTATCTCCATCAACTGCACGAGCAATCGCAAAGTTATTAGGATGAATACTAAACTGCTCCACAACTCTGCTTTCATTAAGTATTTCTTTTTGACCCTTGGTCTTTGGCTTGTAAAGTATTGTTGTACTGTTGCAAAGCTGAATAAAATCTTTGTCAGAAGAAACAATGACTTTTATTTTTTCAGACAGATCTGGCAAACCACAAACATAAGCAATGACATCATCAGCCTCAACATCTTCCACCATAAATTGGATAACTGGTGTTTTGTTAAGATAATCGATAGTTTTTTTAATTTGATTATATTTGTTCTGGCTTTCTTCCAGGGGAGACAATCCTTCATAAGCTCTATTGAGCTTAATTGGTTTACGACCCTCTTTGTATTGCTTTAGGAGTGTTCGGCGTTTTTTAGAGCCACCTCCACCATCCCAAACAACTACAACTTGAGATGGGTCAATCTCTCTGATGAGCTTTTGTAATGTTTTTAAAAATCCTCTTGTGCCACCAATAGGAAAGCCATCAGCACCAATAGAAGGATCCATAACATAATTGCGAATGAATGTGTTCATCGCATCTACTATTAAAACTTTATTCGTCATTTTCTGCCTCAATCACCGTGATAATATCTTTTATTAGTTGTATAGTTTGACTCGGACCATTTGTTTGAAATGCCGTATTCTCTCTAATAGAATTAAGCTTATCGTAAAGTGCTTTGTCGTTTCCAGTTTCCTGCAAGCAACGATCACCTACGAACCAAAATAAATTATTATTATCATAATGATTAAGTGCATATGTTTTATCCCAACCATGGGGATAAATATCAATAGAAGTGCTTCCACCCAATGAGAATGAAAGACTTTTTGTTAGTTCTGGAATTGTTAAAAGTTTGTTAAGTGCCTGTTGTCGGATGGAGTGTTCCTTATCTGCAATGGCAAACTTTTCTCTATCTTCATGATTGGCATTTCTGCCAACAGGACACCAATTAACCATTGAACCTCTGTAAGAAATATGGTGTCCGGTCATTGGATATCCATAAGATTTTGATAAAAGAGAACAAATATATTGTTTTTCTACCAATGTGGTCATCAAAGTTTCATGTGTATCTTCTCCAATGTATTGGCGCATATCTAAAGAAGAGTCTTTGTTCCATTTATCATTACTGTAGGAATATTTCTGTGTACCATTGCAAGGAAGGATTAAAAGATCCTGTAGTCCATATTCATTCAATCCATTAAATAACAGAGAACACTGCTCATTAATATATTCATAAGGACTACCCGAAACAATACCAACATCTGCGTATTGAAGCAGTAAAAGAAGAGCATCGAGAACTTCTTGTGGCATTTCTTTTCTTGCGGGTGTTAAAGTCCCGTCCATATCAAACAATACTACATTTTTCATCATTACACCTAAAACGGGGTGACCGAGGTCACCCCTTAAAGAGCACTAAACAGCAGCTTGAGGATTATTTTCCTCGTTTTCATAGAAATTTGACGCATCGACTTCTCGGGCATCAAACTTCCTGATTACTTCTTCATCCATAATGTCCAGTACTATTTCTTTAAACTTTTCATCGGTTTTTACCAAATTAGCAAACTGTGATCCAGTAAACTTTTTTTGATACCCCTCAAGAGTATACCAAGCACCTGAATTTGTCAACCTATTTGATGGTTTTATTGCCTCCAACCAGCTTTCTTCGTCCAAAATACCGATTTTATCGTAATCTCCCCATATAATCTGAAAATCACAGGATCTACCCTCTGTTCCATAGCGAGATTTTTTAAGTTTTGCCTTGACTTGGGTTCCAATCCTGTATCCTTTATCATCTTCCACAAAAGACTTGGATGCATTTGATCTGGTTAACCATATTCTTAATGAATAGTTGTAAATCGCAGCCATTCCGCCTGGAGTGAAGTAAGGATCCAACTTTGCTTCCCAAATATTGGAAGTAATCTTGGTCTTTAGCTGATTAAGGATAAGAAAAGTTGATTGTGAGTCACCAATTGGCTGAACAAGCTTTGCCAACCCCTTCGATAAGACTCTTGGTCGCACTGCCATCGATGATTGAGGGTTATAGTCTCCCTCTACATCTGCTTTTGATGGTGTATTAGCAAGAGAATCCCAAATAAAAAGAAATTTTTCACCTGTTGCCAAACAGTTCTCAATCATTTCTAATACTTGCTCAACCCATTGTGCTTGCATATAAATAACACCATTCTCTGATGTAATATCACAGCCAGAGTTTTCCAAAAATGCTGGATCTTGTGCGTTTTCTGAATCAAAGTAAACAACCTTAATCCCTGACTTCTGTGCATTTGCAGCAATTTGAGCAGCCATATAAGATTTACCAGATGCACTTAAGCCTGCAATCTCTGTAATCTTTCCTACTGGAATTCCGGCTAACTTTCCTCGACAAATAATTGAGTCAAGATATCTTGAGCCAGTTGAAATCCATTCTTTGACCTCTGTTGGGTTTTCCGCCTCTAATGTGTGGGCAATATTTCTGCCCGCTTTTTTATTTAACATCTTCGCAATGTCGGAAGATGATATTTTTCCTGTCATATATTATTTTCTCCTAATATTATTTTTTATTTTATTCATTTCATTCATTTTAAAAAAAAAGACCACCATCAAATTCATGACAGTGGTCTTTGATTATTATATATATCTTACTTGCTTTTCTTAAGCAGATAATTCCTGAATTGCAGCATCAACGCTACTGATCACTGATGTATCATCAAGTGGTCCTGTTGTTGGACTCAAGAACGTTTCCAAAATTGCTTTTAGATCCGCAGCAGATTTCTGCTGGAATTGTTCTTCAATGTTTGGAACGTTTTCAAGTAACGCTGCAACTTCTTCTTTTGAAGCCAAAAGATTAGAAGACTTTCTTTTAGGCGTCAAATTTGTTTGTGGGAAAGCACCCTTCGTTTTAGGAAGCGTGTATGTCAAAGTAAGATCAACACCACTATCCACATCCGTGATATCACCGTAATCTGGATTCAAAACCAGTCCAAGAAGGTTTTCATAAATGGTTTTTCCATATCCCCAAATACGAACTCCCGCATCTTCTTCACCACGAACGATGACTGGTGAAAAGAAACGCTGTCGAACGAATAGGTTCTTTGCCATCTTCTTGCTTTCGCTTGATTCTTCCTGCCAAAGTGAACTTGCAAATTCACAAATTGGACAATGCTCACCAAACTGTCGCTTTGGACAAAGTACACCACCTCGCGCAGCTTCTCCTAAATTATAGTGAAAGTGGAAAACCTTAAACGGATCTCCATCTGATGTTGGAACAATACGGATATCTTGGTCACCTTCAGTAGGTTTCCAGAATACGTTGTCCTTCTTTGATTTTGCGCCACCTTCAAGTTCTTGAAGTTTCGCTTTCATTTTAGCCAAATCTAATGCCATGTTTTTAATCTCCTTGATTGTAAGGTAAGGTCAGCAAATATCCTGACCCTCCAATTTTATTGTTGTACTATTGACGTGCTGTGAATACAATACAAATAATTTTGTTCATAATCAGTTTCGTACACGCCATATGTTACTCTTTTAGCAACTTCTTTTTTCTCATTAATATTATTTTTTACTTCCGATAAAAGATTCTTGTTTGTTTCAACCTCTCTTTTATCGTAGGCGTAATAATATTCTATATCGGTTACATTGTCAAGAGAAAAAAACATTTTTTCTTCACCATTTTCTGGATCACATACCCCGATTGTAGATATCCTTACGCCGTCTGGTTTTTTATCGAATGTGCTGACTAAAGGCTTTATATTTTTATAGACATTAATCATGTGTAATGTGGATGTAAGTGTCTGATTTATGCCTGTTTCGTAGTCTTTTATCGTTAACCCCCCAAGAATCCTATCTATTTCTGAATTTGAAACAAGTATTAAATTATGAAATAATCCAGAACGTGCATATTCTTGCATGATCCCATATGTCATCCTCTCTAATGTGGCTTGGGTTTCACTTAATTGAGTTAATTCTGGTCTTATGTATAAGACAGTTATTTTATTCTTTTTTACTGCTTCTAAAATGCGAAGAGCGCATGAACTAACTTTTCCACCACCAGACATAATAAAGAGAACGTCATCTTTGATACCCTTTAAAAATGCACGTGGAGATGGCATTTTTTGTTCATAATCTTCCAACTTTTCACTCTCCCTCAAGGGGAAGTTGTACTTGCCTTTCTCAAGACCAACATCAAATTTATAGCAAGAATATTGAGGATATTGAGATAAGAGATCTACAATATTACACCCTGCATTTCCTAGTCCAATAACTGCTGTCATTTTATCTCCATCATATTTCCAAAGTTAAGTCCAATGCTTTTGTTAACTTTAAAAGTTCCAAAGTCTGTGTCCTGAAATGTCTTTATGATCTCTGGAAGTAAGTGTTTGTCCTCATTGGAAAAATCTATTAACATACTGTCATGAATAAGTCCAGCAATTTTTGTCTTTTTTCCCTTTAACATTTTATTAATCTCTATTGCTCTGCGAAGGAATATATCAGATGCGGTGCTTTGAATCAAGAAATTAATTGCATGAAACTTATCACACTTGATTTTTCTTCCAAATGGATTGTGGATATGTTCGCCATCAAAATATTTTTCCAATAGACTATCGCGATCATAAGCACGATTAGACATTAGATCCTTCGACTCTAAATTGTAAAGCCATGCAAATATTCGCTTTTTTGCTTCTTCTCTTGTGATTGAATCCTTATAAACGTTCTTAACATTCCAAGCGTGAATATCATCTTTGGGCTGCTCAAGTCCACTTAACCCCAAAAGACATCTCAATTCTGCACCGTTAAAATCAAGCTCAAGAAAAAAATCATTGTTTGGCACAACAACAGATCGATAATCTCGATCAAGCGTTAATATGGGAAACGATCCTTTCTTGGTCGTCAATCTTCCAGTAACTGTTCCAAAAAGATTATAAGAGACGTTACGAGATATTCTTGTTAATTTATCTTTGAATCTTCTCACCTTATACTTGTGCATTTGATTATTTAATGCTGATAAATTTAAATTTAATTTATTCTGCTCGATATCCATTAGCATCTTTCTCAACGCTAAAAGATAATCATAGTTGCTTGGTTTCTCAAAGTTATCTAATATATATTCTGTTATCTCACATTTTGTTCCAAAAAATTCAAGAAGAAATGTTTCGGGAACTAAATCATAAAAACAATAATCAGATGCTTTCACTTGTGCTTTTTTAAAAGACTTTATAAATGATTTATGTTTTTCTTTTGCTGTTTCCCACTTATCTTTTAGATGTGAAGGACATATTTCATCTATAGATTTTCCTTGTAAATATAAATTAGCATATTGTATTTGATCATTATTGTGATACATGTTATAATCCCAAGAACCTGTAAGGTTAGAATATTCTGGATCATTTATTATTTTGTTATTTACAACTATTGATTTACAGTTTTGTTTTATGTCTATAGAGTGAAAGATCATGATCAAGATTTTATCAGATTGATCAATATGTGTCAATACATCTTTTTAAAATTTTCAGAAATAAATTTAAGGCTTTCTCGCTCACCACTCTTTTCATAAATAATCATGGCATTTTTGATCAAATTCTTAACTTGAGCTTCAGTCATTCTTTTTCTGTTCTCAAGATTTTTAATCTGAATATAATTCTTAATCCAAAACCTTGCATCATATTTAGTGTTGATTTGTTGCCTGTAGATTTGTTCTCTTTCTAAAACCTTTGTTTTTGTTTTCACGGTATTGCTTCCACAAAATATCTTTTCTTTCCTAAAGACATATGGTTTTGAATTAGAGTATGAATAATAGAACTGCATCAACAACTCTTTCATCATCCCAATATCTACATCAAGACACTTGTTATATCTTTTTTCAGTGAATGTTTTAAATGTTATTGGAGATGGATCTTTGAGATATGATGCTTGAGCATCTGCATAAGAGGAACTTAAAGATTGCCAGTTTTTTAATGCTTCTTCATATAACTCTATTTGTGGTTCATAAACTGCTCTTCTATAATTTTGTCTCTCTTGTTCTACTTTTTCAATTCTTTTTTGCTCATCATAAAAATCAACTATTCTATTAATAGTGGATGTTGGTTGACGGGTAATATTTGATAAATGAATTGCAGATAACGGAAGGTTCAAAAAGAAATTTCCATCTGAATCGATTCTGTATTCATGCGAAAAAGGACTTCTAAAAGGTTCAGGAGAGATTAGTTTTTCAAAACTCATCGTAAACAAAATTCTATTATTGGTTCTTGCATAATAAGAACCAGCACCAGGCATAAATTCTTGAACGTCACCTGGATAGGATCTCTCTACCCCAACTAAAACAGCCCATTTTGAACCCTCTGAAGCGTCAGGGGTAATTCTTAATTCTCCTTGATTTTCTTGCTGGGATTCTTGTTGTGATATACCAGTAGCAGAAAATGGATTATTTAATTGATTTACGGTGGTATTAACTGGACCGGCTGTACCAGCCCCTCCAACATTTGTTACAACTGGATCTGGGATTTCTTCTGGTCCGACAAGCCTTAAGTAAAGTTTGGTTGCTCTTCCTTGTTCAAGCATGTTGTCAACAAGATAATCAAATTCATTTGTAAGTGTACCGTTTAAATCACTATACTGTGGTCTAACTCCAGCAGCATAAATGGTGTTTTGAGGATCTGTATATTTTTTTAAAATATAATAAGGGTCATCGTCTGATTTGGGTCTAACTACAACAATTTCTACTATATCGTTTTTTCTCCATGGATCTTGTGCAGATTGACGTAAGGCGTCTGGAGGGTTAAAAGGAGGTTCTTTTGGTTTATCTACTGTAAATTCTGGTGGTCTTTTTGGGTATTTTGCCATGTATTCTTGCATTGGTCCTGATTGAACATCAGCTATCAATCTTCCAGGAAAATTTTTATCTATCCTAAACCCAAACTCCAATGCCGTGTCCGCATAACATTCAAAGTTTATATTACTGAAAAAGCTATTATACTTGCTCAAATCATCTGAATAAGGGTCGCTCGATATCTCAAGAACAAGACCCGATGACTTATTAGATACTTGATTTGATAAGGTGTATTTAGAAAAACTGATAGGCATTCTACCTTCAGTATATTTTATAAAGAGTTTGAACTGCTTCAAGAAGTCTTCAAAAGTTAATATCTTTTGTTCTCTGTTTTTATCTTGAAGAAAACTGTTTGCAAGCAAATCATATACATTGTCCAAATAGGCATTGTATTGAACAGGGGATGAAGTCCAGCCACCAACGGGATTTAAAAACTCAAAAGGGGTGTTATCTGACTCCTTCTTATTAAGGAATACATACTTCTTTTTAAAATCGTCAAAAGCGTCTACAACAAAATCTAATGCAAAAGAGTTTACACTTCCAGATGAAACCTGTTTCAGATACTGTTCTTGAAGGACTAATGGTTCACCGTTTGTGTCTACTTTTCCATAAAATGTTTTTGTTTTGTCATACCACAAGTCAAGTGGCTTTGGTGTATAGAAAGTAGGATAAACCTCTTCTTTGTATTTCTTTCTTTGAGTAAACATGGCAAAAGAAGATAAGCCGTTATCACCAGTTGAGGCTTTTTCATTTTCAAGCTCTTCAACGCTTATTAATATCTCTTCTCTGTCATCCCTGCTTGTTGGCATTTTAGGTGTTACCTTTTTCTCTAATTAGTTGAATATCACGAAGATCTAATTCTGCAACTGTTTGTATTGATGTAGTAAAGATCCCATCACCAATATCATTAGTGACTCTCACAACTCTATAGTAACCTCCAATACCTAATTGATATTGAAATCCAGTTTTCGTAACTGTGTTAATATTACCTAACCCCAATCCTCGTGGATCTAAATATATTAACATTCCAGGTTTTAAAGTTGGGTTTCCAAAAAGTTCAACATTCGCATCATATTTATCTTGAAAAAGTAAGTTATTTCTTGTAGTTTTTGACTGATCTGTTAATGCCGCTTCAAATTTAAATGGTATTTGTGTTCTTGCGAAAGATACATTTTTTATAAGACCTGTTTGACCACCAATATAATATCTTGGAATGTTTTTTCTGGCATTAAAAGATTCATCATTCCTGGACTCTGTTGCAAGAAAATCCTCCACCTCTCCGACAACGTACATGTAAAGCCATTCGGAAATGTTCTTTGTGGGCAAAGTTTTCTCTTTTATTCCTACTAAATCTAATTCATTGATATCATATCTTGGTTTAGACTGATTTCTTCTTTCTAACCATTCTTGGTTAAAATTTGAATTTTCGTTTGTGTTTAAAGACTGAATCCTAATTTTATAAGATTTGCTTTGGGCGAGAACTCCAATCCTCTTTGGTGATAGTACGTTTGACAATAATTTAGAACAAAGGTCGCTTAACAGTTGTCGCAAAACATAATTGTCTAATTGTCTTTTTACTACGTTATCGTAAAACCACGCATTAAAATAATTAAGAGATATTGGAATATCTGCCATTTGAATTGATGCAGATTTTTGTTCTAAAGGATTATAATAAGAAAAAGGACCAAGAATCATTTTCAATTTTTCATATAGTTTTTTGTTTCTTGTTTCTGAATTTGTAGCCATTTTAGAGCCATCTTTTGTAACAGGTCTATTATAAATAATATCAAAAACTGACTCAATTAGATCCCCGAGATAAAAATAATAAATTCTCATTTTACCATCTTTTATTTGAGAACGAAACGTTTTGTTGGTAACTATTTTGTCTTGATCAAGCAATGAAGTTAATCGAGATTCAAGTTCTTCTCCTTCAGCAATTTCGGGGGTTATTTTTATTTGACCCTTCAAAGTATTAATGTCGGCAACTCGATTCTTAAGATATGTCTCTTCCAACTCTTGAACTTTATCTCTTACTTGTTCACCTTCTTTATTGTTTTCAAAAAAAGCTTTTCTTTGGTCCGTAGAATTTGATGCAGCCGCCAAAATACTTTTATATGACTCTATGTTGGCTGCGGTTAAATCAAAATACCTTATTTTTCCAATGGAGTTTACTTTTTTAGTATTTCCTTTTGCGTCCGTTTCAACGTCAGAGAAGTTATTTCTTAAATTGGTTAGAAGCCTTTTATAAGAAATTGAACGTGATTCAGAAATAATCTTTTCTATGCTTTCTTCAACTTCTTTTATTTGTTTTTTAAAGTTGGCAACCGCTGTTCCACCATCTGTTTTTTTATCTTCTTCTGCTTCCTCTCCTTGAGGAGGTCTTCTTGGACCAACAAATGTTCTTTCTTTTTCTTGCCTGTCTTTTTCTTTTTTTATAATTTCTTTTCTTTTATTTTTTAGTGACTCAATTTTCTTATCGAGTTTTTTTCTTTCGATTGTGTCTTTGTCTGTTGTATTAGATGGATCAATATATAGAATATCTGTTCTTGGAGATAATGTTAATCCTTCGATTGCAGCATAAAAAGAAATCTTTAAATTGATAGAAGCGTCTTCTTGATTAATGTCTATAACCTGATTTGCATTTTGAAGAATGTAACTTCTTGTTAATTTTTCTATTTCTTTTAATTGGCTTTCTTTGAACCCCAAAACACCTTCTGGATCGCTGGGTGGTTGCCATCCAATCTCTAATCTTATATCAAATTTTTTATAATTTGGCGGGATATTTGCAAGACTTTCAGTGCTGGTTTCGGTTCCTTGTTTTCTTCCAAGGGCTTTTGGTTGATCGAGCAAATCTGCAAAAGAAATTTTATCTTCTCCAACATTTCTTTCTTTAAAAATGGCTTCAAAACTTTGAAAAAACAAGTTTAAATCTCCCTCAAAAGAAACACCAACGTTGACTGGATTAGTTCCAACATCTCTCAAACTAATGCTTTTTATACCAACATCCGTTCCTCTACCGAGGGCACTCATAGTAATACTTTCTACAGTGGTGAATTTATTAAAAGGAAACTCTATACTTCTATTGTCTACAACCTTGTATAGCCTCATCTTTGGAATCAATGCAGAAAGTTGAGAATTAGTAAGACCTTCAAGACCATCAATTCCTTGCCCAGTGAGCATGTTTAGGGTTAAAGACGGCATTTTATTATCTTTTAATTGAATAAAATTTTTATATTGGACCGGAAAAGCAAGTCTTCCATCAACGACATTTTTAAAAATGTCTATAAAATCCCACATAAACGATTGTTCATCAAATGTGATTTCTTCTTTAGTAGCCATAGTATTCTAAAACCTTTTCAAGCGGTAAAGGTATTTGAATTCGATCCCCTATTTTTAATTGACCTTCTGTTGGGGTTTGATTAAACCAAGCAATAACCCACCACAGCTCTGGTCTTCCATTATAATATTTTGCAGCATATTTCCAATAACGGTCGCCTATTTTCCAAGTAACATTTATGACTTGAAGGTTTTGTATTTGTTTTGCAGTAGGGTATATCAGTTTACCAGTATTGAATTGTTTAATAAAGTTAACTTTTCTTTGATCAAAGAAACTATCATATTCATCACTGGTGTTAGGGAATATTCTTCTTGTAACATATCTTGATGTCATTTATTATTCTCCTGTTAACTTATTTCCTGCCGCTTCTTTTTGTTGATCGGTTTTTCCAGGCACGGAGCCTCCACCACCACCAAGAGAGCTTGCAACCTTTGAAGTTACTTGGTCTTTTAATGTTCCGCCTCCGTATGGAAAACGATCTTGAGTAAAAGAAGAGCCTTTACCAAACCAGGAGTCTGTTTTTTTCCATCCAACAACTTCTTGATGAATAACATTTAAATTAAAAGATATTTCAAATCCTTTAGGATAGATATTGTTTGTGCTTGCCAAGATAGTCTCACCTTCAAAAACACCCATATCTAATTTTGGAGTAAAAGTTATGTTATCTATCCACCCTAAAAGACCGCTATCTTCGGCAGACCCACCACCAAAATTTCCATCTCCGATCCAATTCATCATTCTTACTTTTACCAAAGGAGCGCCAGACATAACAACTGTTGGATCATTTCGATCATCTGTTCCAGCTCCTTCCATCATAGGATACATCATTTGTTCCATTAATGACATTTTTTCTAAATTTAATTGAGCTTCTTTTATTGATGCAGCCATAACACCAAAAGAAACATTAACAACACGTGTGGTTCTTTTATATGTTGCTATTGGATCCATTCTACCAAAAACCTCATTTGGATTCCATTGAGAAGTAAATATATCTTGAAAGCCAACCAAGGCAGCCTTAAACGCAACAGCAGCTCCAGATGGGACATGATACACTTCAATTATCTGTCCTCTATTATTTGCAAGATTATCTGATTCATCTCCATAAAAGAAGTTTTTTGTTAATTTTTTACCTGCGCTTAATCCCATTTATTTTAGCCTCCTGAAGTCGCTCGACCGAGTGGGTATGATGAGTTTAATGCATCCTTAACAAGCCTTACGGTTGTTTGCTTATCTCCCACATATGCTGTCATATTAATTACGGGGTTGAAAGATTTAATGATCCTATCTGCGATTTGATCGGCGATATCATTTACCGGGTTATTTTGGGCTTCTGAAGTAGAAGATGCAGTAGTTTTATTTTCTGTTGCCACAGGTGCGGGTGGAGATTTTGGAGCTGATACTCCTCTGCCGGTTGGGACTCCTTCACCCGTCTTCATTAAGTCTCTGGTAACAAGAGCACCTTGAATTCCGATTGATGCAGCTGTACCTATTCCAGGAAACAATCCTGTGACACCTGAAGCGAGTTCTAACCCTGCACCAACATAATCACCGTTCATGGCTCGATTTGCAGCAAAGCCAAGACTCAAGATCGCACCGACACCAGGGAGTGCTTTAAGAGCTGTTTTAGCAGCTTGTTTTCCTAAAACTTTAGAGGCTCCCTTTCCTATAGTGCCCTTCATTTTAGAAAGAACTCCCGGAGCACCTTTTGCAGCGGCTTCTGCACCTTCAACCGCAATTTTCTCTCCCATTATGATTGGAACAGTTTTTCCAGCAACTTTCATTGATCCAACAACTTTATTTGCATTAGCTGCTGCACCTGCTGCTGTGGTTGTTACAGATGCCGCCCCCTTTGCTACTGCTCCTGCCCCAGATGCCGCCCCTTTTGCTCCTGCGGTCGCTAAAGCACCAACGTTTACGCCTGCCGCAGATAATATACCTTTTACTGATGATGTTAAAAGTTTTCCAACTATTTTTTTAGATAGTATTGCACCACCAATCACTGCTGCACCTGTTGCAACGGTCAAGCCAATACCCGCAGTCAGCGTTGGCGAAACTCCAAAAGCATCGGCGACTTTCTTATTTAAATCTTTACCAAATTGGAGAAGCCGCCCGAAGTAATACTCAACCTTGTCTACGAATCCAGATTCATCAAGAAATTCAGAAATCGAATCAAGAAGGTCCGCAATTGGCTTTACAACCATGTTTTTCATACGACTCATGGCTCCTTCAAACTTTTCTTGAGCAGTTAATGCATCTTGCACTGCTTTTCCAAAATCTTCAGCGGTTCCCTGTTCTCCCTTTTTAATAAGAGCGTCTACCTCATCTCCAACATCTTTAAAACCTGCTTTAAGTGTTGCTGCATCCACACCGATAATACGAGACAGTGATAATAGTTCAAATTTACCAAGAGTCTCAACTGATTTTCCTTGTAGTGCCAGCTGTTCACGAATGACTCTAATTCTTTCTTCGTCTTTCATGTTTAATAAATCAACACTATTAAGTTGAGTTCCAAACATTGCATTTAATTGTGAAGTTTTTCTGGCTGCATCTTCAAATGTGTCAAATCCTTGACTGATTTGTAAAAGACTGCTCATTGATACGCCAGTTGCTTTGGAGGTGGCTTGGAGCCTTTTAAACTCTCTATTCATATCATCGCCATATATTGCAAGTCTTGGTGCAGCTTGTTGAAAAGATGTTAACATTTGACTTACAGGAATGGACATCGCTTTACCTGTTAATGTTAAATTTTCAATCATTTTGCTGGCTTCATCATCTGTTTTTCCAAAAACTGTTGCTAATTGCTCATAAGCTTTAGCACCTTCAACACCAGCATTAAATCCCTTTTCAAGAGCAATAACAGTTTTCGCTATCGATTCATCGGTTTTTTTCGTTGCTTTTTGAAATTGGGTTGTAGAGGTAATGAGCGTCCCCAACCCTTTTGCACTATCTTCAGTTGTAAGTGAAAACTTTCCAAGCCTTCTTTGTGTTTCTAAAACATTTTTTTCAAATTCTTTAGAAACAGCACCAGTTTTAGTGAGAGATTTTTGTAAAGCTTGTAATTTATGTGCTGAATCGACTAAAGATGCAGGATTGAGAGCACCTACGAAATCTAATTTTGTTATTGCGCCAACAGTTTTTTCAATACCTCTCATAATTTTGAGAGTTTTTTCAAGTTGTTTTTGCCTTTTCTGCCCTTCTTTGGTTTGGGCTTTTAGTTTTTTTAAGTTATCTGTAGAAAGTTTCAGTTGTTCTTTGAGGGCTTCTTTACGTGCGCCTGAAGCTGTTTTAATTTCTTTTTTTATATTCTCGTATGTTTCTAATTCTTTCTCTAATGCATTATACGCTTTTTCATATTCTTCATTTCTTTCTTTTAATAAATCAACTGATGTTTCTAATTCTTTGTTCACCTCTTTGGTGGCATCTTCATTATCACCTACAGTCTTATTTATTTTTTTTAATTCTGCGAGAACATCTTCTAATGTAGCCATAATATACTATCCGCTAAAATAAATAGTGTAGCGAACAAAAATACATTTTAGAGGATTCTACGTTGTTTTGAATTAGCTTTATTTTGCTCTTCAATGTGTTTTGATAGCCTTTCGACCCACCACTCTCGTAGTTTGTTTGGAAGGTTATAGGACTCCACAAAGCCCCAATTACCATGCTGTTTTAAAAAGAAGAGCTGCTCATAAACGCCCTTCATATACTTTTCATTCAGGCCAAAAAAAGTTGGCTGTGAATGGAACGCTGACCTCACTGACATTACCACAATTGGTGCAAACACATTCCTCATCAAGTTCCAATTCTGGATTTGACTTGGCATATTCCTTTTGCAAAAAGTGCATATCAGCAGCAGGCATCACGTCAACAAATTCATCAACCAACCCCCTATCTGTGTTTCCATTTAGAGACACAATAAAACTTTTATATTGATCTGTGATTGAGCTATCAGGCAAGCCCATCTTTTCTTTTTTCTTTGCTCTTTCTTCCAAGAATTTCTCATCTTTTGAGTTTAAAAGACGACACTCTACATTGACACTGGTTTTAGGAAGAGTGATGAAAAATGTTGAATTTTCTGAAACTTCTACGTGATCAATGTCTTTTGTTTCAGGCTCTGATAAATCAAAAGTGTGCTCATAAACATTGCCACACTCTGGGCAGCTTATATCAACTGGATAATCGCTTCCAAAAGTTCCAACTCTTGCAGCGATGATGATTGCGTTTTTATCAGCGAGCAAAAGCTCGTCAACATTAATTGACTTATCAATCAAGATATTTTGAAGCATCCTGTCAACAGCGAGACCCTTTGACAAAAGAGTCTTTGAAGAAAGGATATCCAATTCTTTGGCAGAGAGAAATCTAATTTCAACCTCTTCAATCCCATTAAGAGAATGATCGGGTGGATAAAATTTTCCCATTGATGGCAGTGCCACATGCTCTGTGGGTGCCACATAACCTAAAATTGATTGTAAGTTGTTTTGTTCGTTTTGTACCTGAACAGGCGGAGAAGAAATTTTCTTTACATTATTCCTTGACATTTATACCTCATATTGTTTTATTAGCTTGAAGCGGCTGGGATTGTCCCTTCGCCGTTAAGAACGTTAATAAAAGCGTTGTCGTATTGAATGGTAAGAGTTACATTAAGTAATTCTTCATTGTCATAAGACAATTCACCAAACTCTGCTCTCTGCAAGAAAGCATTGTTGAGAACCCATTCTTCAATAATTGTACCATCTGAATCGAGAGTTTTGATCTTTACTTTTCCAAGTGCAGCATTAACTGCTTTGTTTTTGGAAACAGTTCCAAGACCACCACCCGCAGCTGGATTTGAAGGAAGA